GTCACGCCGCGGCCCATGGTCAGCCACTTCGGCCGGCGGTAGTTTGTCAGCCAGGCACCTCCGCCGATAAACTCCCGCCCATCCCGACCGGCCCAGCGCCGGCCCGCTGAGCAACCCCGAGCCGCCAGCAGCTCATCCATCCAAAGGATGACGCTATGCCGACGCTCGCTGCGGGCTCCTCCACCACCGTCTCGCTGGCCGCTGGCCAGGAGCTCTACTTCCCCGCCGGTGGCGCCGGCGTCGCGGTCATCGCCACTGGTCAGCAGGCCGGGCAGTCGTACCAGATCGGCAACAGCCGCCAGCAGATCGGGCCTTTCCGCCAGTCGACGTCGGTGTCGATCAGCGCCACGGCTGCGCTGAACTACTTCACGATGGCCGACAACCCGGCGACCGAGCCGCCGACCGGGCCGGTTGTCCAAGATCCGGGCACCGGTCAGCAGTATGCGAACGGTTCCCCGGTGTCAGGGGCTGGGAAGCCGCTGCGCGTGCTGTGGGTGGGCGACAGCTACGGCCAGCGCAGCAACATCGGCACTGCTGTATCGGCAGCGACAGTCAGCAACGGCGTCATGACGATCACGGCGTCAGGGCACGGCCTCGGCGTTGGCATGCCGGTCTCCCTGGCGGGCGCTGCGGTGCCGGCCTGCATGGTGCAGTCCACTCCGGTACTGACGCGGGTGGACGCCAACAACATCACAGTTGCAGCACCCGGCGCCCCTGACGGCGCGGTGGCAGTTGCCGCGGCAGCCCGTAGCGGCCTGACCCTGGTGCGCCAGGGCCAGCACAGCGAAGAGGGCACTTTCGTGTGGCTGCAACGTCGCAGCGGCTACGCGTTCGAGATGGTGCGCAACGTCAGCCAGCCTGGTTACACGGTGGCCGAGATCGTGGCGCTGTGGGACCAGCTGGTGACCCCACTGCTCACCAGCGTGGACCTGATCGTCTTCGAGGCCGGCTACAACAGCCTCGCGCAGAGCGAGTCGGCTGATGCGATCATTGCGGCCTACACGACGGCGATCAACAACACTGGCGGCAAGACGATCTACATCACGGCGCCCTGGCCGGTAGTGAGCGGCTCCAGCGCCGATTCGGCCGCCAAGCTGCAAGTCGGCCTGAGCGTGTACTGGCGCCTCAAGGCTCTGTGCGAGGCCAGCCGCAACGCCGTTTTTATCGACACCTTCAGCGGCACGGTCAACGCCTCCACCGGTTACGCGGCTACCGGCTACATCGGCGCCGACAACATCCACAAGTCGGCGCGCGGCTCGGACCTTGCGGCCCAGGCCATCCTGGCTCGCATTTCCGCATCATCGCGTCCCGCGCGAGTGCTGATCGCCAGTGGCTTGGACTCGGTGGCCACGGACGCGACGAATCCCAACATCGCACGTAATGGCCTGGGCCTGACCACCAGCGGTGGCAGTGCCGGCACGTTTGGCACCACTGTTCCGGGTGACGAGACAACCGCGACTGGCGGCATCATGTCGGCATACGCCGCCGCCGCTGTTGCCGGCGCCACCGGCAATGTGTTCCGCAAGCCGGCTGCGGCGGGCAATGCGCAGTGCCTGCGAGTGACCGGTTCTGCGGCTGGCGATCAGGGGCGGCTGTCGCTGACGCTGACTACCTCGGACATCGTGCTGGGCGGTCGCCTCGACCTGACAACGAGGGTCAAGCTGCGCACGGACTTCAACGGCAGCAACGCCACGCCAGCCGGCCAGAACGTGCGGGGACTGCTGGTGCAACTCGTGCTGGTCATCGACGGCAACACCTACACGGTGATCCTGTCCAACGTGCAGGGAACGCCAAGCGCGGGCATCTATGTCACCAGCGACATCAACACCGCCTTGTCTGCGTCCGGAATCGTCGTGCCGACTGGCGCGGCTTGTACGACGGCCCGCATTGATGCCATCGTCCACTTCGACGGCGCCGGCACTGCGCAGATCGAGATGAGCGAGAACGCGCTGCGCAAAGCGGCCTGATTCCCATCCCCTCCGCGAGCACGTTCATGCCCCGCCAATCCCACCAGGCCAAGCTGGAAGACATCCACCGCGACGCCCTGCGCGAGTTCGACGAGATCCAGGCCGCCGTGCGCGACGAGCGCCTGCAGTGCGTGGACGACCGGCGCTTCTACGCCGTGCCGGGCGCGCAATGGTGGGGCGGCCTGGGCGATCAGTTCGAGCACAAACCCAAGTTCGAGATAAACAAGGTCCACCTGTCGGTCATCCGCATCTACAGCGAGTACCGCAACAACCGCATCACGGTCGACTTCCAGTCGCGCGACGGCACGACCGACGACACGATGGCCGACACCTGCGACGGCCTGTACCGGGCCGATGAGCAGGCCTGCACGGCTGACGAGGCCTACGACAACTGCTTCGAGGAGGGCACGGCCGGCGGCATGGGCGCCATCCGGCTGCGCACCGTCAACGAGGACGAGGACGACGACGACAACGACCGCAAGAGCGTGGCCATCGAGCCCGTCTTCGAGGCCGACAAGTCGGTTTTCTTCGACCTCGACGCCAAGCGCTACGACAAGGCCGACGCCAAGCGCTGCTACCTGTTGACGGCCTACACCCACCGGGCCTACGAGGAGGAGTTCAACGACACGCCGAACAGCTGGCCGCAGGCCATCTGCGATTGGCAGTTCGACTGGTACACGCCCGAGGTCGTCTGGGTGTGCGAGCTCTACCGCGTCGAGGAGACCAAGGTTCTCGTGCACTGGTTCAAGCCGCTGGGCGATGACGCCGAGGAGCTGCGCGTCACCGAGGACGAGCTCACCGAGGAGTACCTGGCCGAGCTGCTGGCCACCGGGCACCGCGAGGTGCGCCAGAAGCGCGTGCGCAGCCGCCGCGTGATGAAGTACCTCATGAGCGGCGGCAAGATGCTGTCCAAGGGCGAGCAGATCGCCGGCAAGTGCATCCCCATCGCGCCGTTCCACGGCAAGCGCCTGATCGTCGACGGCGTCGAGCGCTACATGGGCCACGTGCGCCTGGCCAAGGACGCGCAGCGCCTGGTCAACATGCTGATGAGCTGGCTGGCCGACATCGCCGCGCGCTCGCCCATCGAGGTGCCCATCATGACGCCCGAGCAGATCGGGCAGCACGGCTGGATGTGGGCCGAGCACAACGTCAAGAACTTCCCCTACCTGCTGGCCGAGGCGCAGCGCGACGACGCCGGCAACCCCCTCCCGGGAACCCAGGTGCCGGCGGCCTACACCAAGGTGCCCAACATCCCGCCGGCCCTGGCCGCGCTGGCCCAGATGGCCACGCAGGCCCTGGAGGACATGCTGGGCAACCAGCAGGCCGGCGAGCAGATGGAGCCCAACCTGTCGGGCAAGGCCGTCGAGCTCATCCAGAACCGGCTGGACATGCAGACCTTCATTTACATGTCCAACTTCGCCAAGACCATCAAGCGCTGCGGCGAGATCTGGCTCTCGATGAAGCGCGAGATCTGCGTCGAAGAGAGCCGCCGGATGAAGACCATCGGCCTCAACGGCGAGATCGGCAGCGTGGTGGTGAACGAGCCGGCCTACGACTCGCAGACCGGCGCCGAGATCGTCAAGAACGACCTGACCGCGGCCAACTTCGAGGTCAACGTCGACGTCGGCCCGAGCAGCTCCAGCCGCCGCCAGGCCACCGTGCGCGCGCTCATCGGCATGAAGCAGGGCACGCAGGACCCCGAGATGCTGGCCGTGCTGGACGGCCTGATCATGATGAACATGGAGGGGGAGGGCATCGCCGACGCGCGCGAGTGGGCGCGCAACAAGATGGTCAGGATGGGCGTCGTCAAGCCCACCGAGGAGGAGCGCGCCGAGCTGGCGCAGGCCGCCGCCAACCAGCCGCCCGATCCCAACGCCGTCTACCTGCAGGCCGCGGCCGAGGAGGCCCAGGCCAACGCCGGCAACGCCCGCGCGAAGACCGTGCAGACCATCGCCGACGCCGACCTGAAGCGCGCCCAGACCGCCAAGACCTACGCCGAGGTGATGGACAACCACCAGGCCCAGCTCATCGGCAACTACGCGGCCCTGCGGGAGATGCTCCAGCCGCCGGAGCCGGCTGCGGCCGCGTTCTGACGTGCAACTTGGCTGCATGGTGGTGGCCTATGCAGTTCAAACGGTTTGAATGACAATTCGGGCCGTTAAGACTCTTCACCACCGCCATGAGCCTGCTTCTCCGCGCCCTGCTGCATCGCCGTCACCTGCTGCTGGCACCCGCTGGCGTGGAGGGTGGCGGCGGCGGTGGTGCGGGCGCCGAGGACGACGACACCCCGGACGATGAGGCCGACGGCAGCGAAGGCGAAGAGACCGGCGACGGCGCCGACCAGGGCGACGACGACGAGGACCCGGACGACAAGAAGGACGACGGCGCCGCGGACGACGATGACGCTGGCGAGGACGGCGGCACCATCATCAGCCTCGGCGATCCGCCCGAGGCCGAGGAGGAAGACGAGCACCGCGCGCCGAACTGGGTGCGCGACCTGCGCAAGTCCAACCGCGAGAAGGACCGTCGCATCCGTGAGCTGGAGGGCCAGGTCGCCGCGGCCAAGCCTGCGGCCGCCACCATCGAGGTCGGCAACGAGCCCGACCCGAAGGACTACGAGATGTGGGAGCCGGAGCAGGCAGCCAAGTTCAAGGCCGACCTGCTCGCGTGGACCCAGCGCAAGACCGCCGCCGACGCCGAGCAGAGCAAGCGCCAGCAGGCCCAGGAGACCGCCCAGCGCGAGTGGACCGACCGCCTCAAGGCCGTCGACACCGCCGGCGCCGCGCTCAAGCAGGCCGACCATGACGACGCCGTCGAAGCGCTGGCCGACGTGTTCTCGGTCGCGCAGATGGGCATGCTCATCGACGCCGCTGCCGACGCCACCAAGGCCGCCCAGCTGCGCTACGCCCTGGGCAAGGACCCCAAGGAAGCCGCCCGCCTGGCGGCCATCCAGCACCCCGTCAAGTTCATCGCCGAGATCACCCGGCTGGAGGCGAAATTGAAGGTCACCCCTCGCAAAGCCGCCCCGCCGGCAGAAAGCCAACTCCGCTCCTCGGGCGGCGGCAGCAAGGCCTCGGCCGTGGACAACGTGCTGGAGCGCGCCCGCGAGGAGGCCCGCAAAACGGGCGACTACAGCAAGGTCATGACCTTGCAGCGCCAGCAGCAGGAGCGCGCCAAGAAACGCGCCTGACGGCGCCGCGCCGGCCGCTGCCGGCAAGGTCTCGCCCACCTTCGACGGGCAGTGAGGAGGCCCCCGTCCGGCCCTGAGCGGATGAGTCAAGCACCGCGGCACCACGCCGCAACCGCCACTCATTCGCAAAGGAGCCCGCCGTGGCCAAGAACCGCAAGACCCTGATCGCGATGGCCGCAGCTGCCGTCGCTTCCTACGCCCTCGTCACCGCTGGTCGCGTCGTGTCGACCGTCATCCAGACCTTCGACTGGATGCGCGGCGACGCCAGCGACCGCATGGCCGGCGCCGCCGCCTTCGGCGCCAACCAGCTGACCAAGGACCTCGAGATCCTCTTCGAGAAGTTCATCATCGGCTTCGATGCCGGCAATGTGATCTCGCAGGAGGCCGAGTTCCTGTACCCGGACCAGCAGGCCATGCAGCGCGCCGGCGACACGGTGTATCGCCCGCAGGACTACCACCTGGACGTGGTCAGCGGCCTGGACATCAGCGCCGCGACGCCTACCGACCTCGTGCAGCGCCAGGTGCCCGCCACCTACCGCAGCCCGCAGAACATCCTGTACACGCTGGACGCGAAGGAGATGCGCGACCCGCAGCACAAGCAGAAGGCCGGCGAGGCCGCGGGCAAGCGCTTGTCCGCGCAGATCGACAGCGACCTCTACAACACCGTGGCGCTGCAGGCCGCCAACGTGCTGACCGTGACCGGCGGCGGCGTGCTGACCTGGGACATCGCCGCGCAGGCCGAGGCCGTGCTGCTGTCCAAGGGCATGCCGGTGGGCTCCAGCCGCAAGCTGTTCCTGAACCCGTTCGACTACAAGGACGTGGCCAAGGACCTGGGCAACAGGGCCTACCTGCGCGACGTGACGCTCGACGCCTACGAGCAGTCCAAGGTGCCCGCCATCGCTGGCTTCGACACCTTCCGCACCGACAACCTGCAGAACCTGGCCGCCGTCGGCACGGTGGCGGGTACCACGGTCAGCGGCGCGCAGTCGTTCACGCCCAGCGCGATGACCGGCGACATCCCGACCGACAACCGCCGCATGACGCTGGTCGTCGCCGGCGCCAACATCGCCAACACCAAGAACGGCGACGTGTTCACCATCGGCTCGGGCGGCACCGCGGTCAACGCTGTGCACAACATGACCAAGGACGACACGGGCCAGTTGCAGACCTTCCGCATCATCAGCGGCGGCGGCACGGCCAACTTGGTCATCACGCCGGCCATCGTGGCGTCGGGTCCGTACAAGAACGTGACCCAGGCCGCGGCCAACGGCGCCGCCATCACCTTCCACAACACGGTCTCCAAGCCCGTCAACGCCTTCTGGGTGAACGGCGCCGTGGAGTTGATGGCCGGCAAGCTGGCTTTCCCGGAAGGTCAGGGTGCGCAGGTGATGCACGCCACCAGCAAGCAAGGCATCCCGCTCATCATGAGCTACAGCTTCAACCACCTGACGGGCAAGACCACTTGCCGCTTCACGTCGCTGTACGCCACCACGGTGCTGCAGCCGGAGCTGTGCGGGATCATCCTGGCCAAGCAGACCTGATCCCGGCCATGGGTTGGGGCCGTCCTCTCGCGGGGCGGCCCCCTTTTCACATCAACCGGAGATCACCATGCAACGATTCCCCCAGGCCCTGTACCAAGCCGGCGGCCAGGAGACCATCGAAGGCCGCCAGTTCACCTCGCGCGCTGTGAACGACGTCGACGA